ACTGACCTGTAGTTAGGTAAGTGGTAACTCTTTTTTTAATTTCCTTAAAATGGTTTCCGAATAAACCAGTGTCATTCTTTAAACATTCAAACATATTATCATAGTACTCTCTATATGATAAATTCGAGTATTCAGATAAGACATGAGTGAATCCATTAATATGGAACATTATAACCATCCAAGCATATAGATATGATTCAATCATATCCTCAGTTGTCATACTATCTGTTTGATTTACAATCTCAACTATTTCTTTAATAGAGTCTTCTTTATTAGTGAATGAGACATAATCTATGGCATTAACAACTTTAATTCCATACTTCTCTCTATTGAGATTTAATTCTGTATTACCAAATACCTGACAGAACCATATGTCAATGCTATCTTGACCAGCATCAAGTAACTCACATAATCCAGTTTTCCATGATTCTACTGTCTCTTCTGGAAGACCAAGAATCATTTCAGTATATACATTAACTCCTTTATCTCTTGCTTTTTGAACAAACTTTTTTGCTTTTTCTAAACTATTATTTTGTCTTCTAATTGCTTTTAGAGTTGGTGAGTTCATACTCTGAACACTCATAGTCACCCCTCTTCTATCATATGGACCTAATGCTTTACTAATATCAAAGACAACATCACTAGAATTTTTAGTGTATTGTACTGTGAGATCATCTATAATTGCTAATGGATGATCTGCTGCCTTTCTAAGCATCCTTGCGATTAGTAAATCCCTGTCTTTAAATATTCCAAAGTTTGCATCTGCCATCATTAGGAATCCTACCTTATGAGTAGACATCCAGTTAATATCTGCTTCTACTTGAGTAAGATCAAATTTTTTAATCTTATCCATCCATGTACCCCAATCACAAAAGGTGCAGTGATGAGGACATCCTCTAGTAGATTCTACTAATGTAGCCCAATGATAATTAGGATTATCTTTTACAATTTTATCTAATACACCAGAACTATATGGACTTTCATATGTAACTTCCTTTATTTGTTCTCTCTCATAAATCTCTTTTATGTGACATGAATTTTTAATTCTATTGAGAATATCAACAATAGGTTGTTCACCTTCACCTAAGATTACACAGTCAATAAAATCATTCTCTATTAAACCTCTAGTTGATTGAGGTCCACCAAATTCAATAACACAGTCTGGAAATTTATTTTTAATTAGTCTAGCAAGATATAAATTATACTGCTCATTCCAAATGTATGTACTGAATACACATAATACTGGATCATCTATCCTATCTAAAATCTTAAAAGGATCTTCTCTTTTAAATATAATCTCACCTAATTCAAAACCTTCAGTATGTTTAGATGCATAACTCCACAGACATCCAGCAGCATAGGGTAACCAATAGTTCTCTATACCTTTAATGAATATTGCATGTTGTGGTTGAAATAAGTAGACTTTATTAGACATTAATCGTCGTCTCTTTCCTCAATATAGAATCTGCCATCATTGACAAGATGTGCTATTGCATCATCATTGTCTGAATGGGTGCTAAACGGTCCAGGATAATCAGTATCAATTTTAGGTACTTTATCTGTTTTTTTACTCCCCATGTTCTTATTCAGTATATCACATGATATATTTAGACTAAATAGATAGGTAAATTAATGTTAAAAACAATGGATGAACTATTGGATATGGTGGTAAATGATGCATCACCAGCAGAAGTGACTGATAAAATTAAAGACATCCTTTACACAAAGTCTTCAGAAAAGATTGAAAATCTTAGACCTGATATCAATACTACGTTCGTAAATGGTGCTGAATCAGAATCCGCTGATGAAGTTGGCGAAGAGTAAATCAATAAATAATAAATAAAGCGATTAATTGATCCGATGAAACTCATAAGAGAAGAAATTGAATCTGTTGAAATTATCACTGAAACAGTAGGTGGTAAAAAAAATCTTTTTATAAAAGGTGTATTCCTTCAAAGTGAAATGGTAAACCGCAATGGTCGGTTATATCCATTTAATATAATGGAAAAGGAAGTCAACAGGTATAATAAGGACTATGTTCAAAAAGGACGTGCTCTTGGTGAATTAGGTCATCCAGATGGACCTACAGTAAACCTCGATAGAGTATCACACAAGATCACTGATCTTAGGCAAGAAGGTAAAAACTTCGTTGGTAAAGCTCAGATCTTATCTACACCTATGGGTAAGATTGCAGAATCATTATTAAAGGATGGAGTAACTTTAGGAGTATCTTCTAGAGGTATTGGTTCTTTAAGAGATAATACCAAGGGTTATAAAGAAGTCGGTGAAGACTTCATGTTAGCCACTGCTGCAGATATAGTCGCTGATCCATCTGCACCTGATGCCTTTGTTCAAGGTATTATGGAAGGAAAAGAGTGGGTTTGGGATGGTGGACTCCTAAAAGAAAGACTCGCTAATCAGACACGAATTAAAATAGAACGTGCAACTAGGGCAAGAAATTTAGAAGAACAAAAACTTGGTTTATTCCAAGACTTCCTAAACTCCCTATAGTATACATACATACAAATTTTAATATTGTATAAATAAATATAGATTTCTACTCATAAGAAACTCGGAGAAAACTCAAATGTCTAGTGATAAAAACTTACAGGAAATGGAAGCGGGCACGAAGCAATCCTCGACAGCAGTCAATTCTGGCGCAAGTGCTGGCGATCCTATGCCTAAGCTCACCACTGGGGGAACACCTCAGTCATGGGAAGACCTAGGCGGTCCTTCACCTGATAACTACAAACCTGATGACAATTCGGCTGCGCTGAAAACACCTGGTTCTACCCTTAAGCAAGTTAAGGATGTAGTTACTAACCGTAAAGGTAAAAAGGACGGAGCATCACCTGCTGATGTTGGCGTTGGTAAAAAGTTAAACAACGTTCCAGAGGAAGAAGAAGTGAAACTCGAAGCCGATCAGGAAGTTGTCGCAGAAGACGAAGTAACAACCGACGAAGTTGTTGCTGAAGAAGAGTCAACCGAGACTGAAGAAGTCGTTGCTGAAGAAGAAGCATCTACTGAAGAAGTAGTTGCTGAAGAAGAAGCAGAAGAAGAAGAGTTAATCGACGTTGAAGAAGACGTTGCTGCACTTCTAGATGGAGAAGAACTCAGTGAAGAGTTCCAATCTAAAGCTCGTACAATCTTTGAAGCCGCTCTCAGATCTAAAGTATCTGAAGTTAAAGAAGCGATGAATAAGAGTTTCGAGGAGTCTTACGAGACTAAATTAGTAGAAGAGGTAGATGCAATTCGTGGTTCTATTACCGAACGAATTGATTCTTATCTTGAGTATGTTGCTGATGAATGGGTTCAAGAGAACCAATTAGCAGTCGAGTCTGGTCTTAAAGCAGAAATGACTGAATCATTCTTAAGCGGCATGAAAAAGCTTTTTGAAGATCATTATGTACAAATCCCTGAAGATAAATATGATGTCCTTGAGAATATGGTAGAAAAACTTGATGATATGGAAACCAAACTCAACGAACAGATCGAGAAGAACATCACATTGAACGCTAGACTCGCAGAGTCAGTTGCTCAAGAGATATTCTCCGAAGTGTCTGAAGGTTTGGCACTTTCACAAAAAGAGAAGCTTGCTTCCTTAGCAGAGAGTGTTGAGTTTGAAAGTGACGCAGAATATCGTGAGAAATTGGAGACACTGAAGGAATCTTATTATCCTTCTAAAGGAAGTTCTCCTCAAGCAAAAACTGAAACACTTTCTGAAGGCGTAGATGTTGCAGATGGAGGTTACTCTTCACCTACAATGAATGCCTATCTGAAAACACTTTCAGGATTAGCTAAGAAGTGAATTTAACATTATTAATTCAAACAAAAAACACATTTAGGTAAACAAGCAAATGTTTCAATCAGAAGCACTGCAGGAAAAGTGGGGTCCAGTACTCGACTATGACGGTCTAGAGAAAATCGAAGACTCTCATAAGAGAGCTGTTACCGCAGTCTTGCTAGAAAACCAAGAGAAATTTTTAAGAGAGCAATCAGCATTCTCAAACGGAATGTTGACCGAAGCCGTCCCAACTAACGCTGCTAACGCTGCTGGTGCTGGTGGTGGATTCGGAGCCGATGCCGCTGCAGCAGGTCCTGTTGCTGGTTTCGACCCTGTTCTAATCAGTCTAATACGTCGTGCAATGCCTAACTTGGTGGCATATGATCTTGCTGGCGTACAACCAATGAGTGGTCCTACTGGACTTATCTTTGCAATGCGTTCACGCTACACTAACCAAAGCGGAACAGAAGCATTCTACAACGAAGCAGATACAGCATTCTCTGGACAAGACGATGGTCTTGATGAGACTGGTGGATTCTCTGACGGCGTTGCTGGAATGGGTACTACTTCACAAGCAGGTAGCAACCCAGGACTTCTTAACCCTGTTGGTACTGCAGTCTCTACTGGCTACAACGTTGGTCAGGGTATGAAGACTGGAGACAGTGAGAACCTTGGATCAGGAACTGGCGACCAGTTCAATGAAATGGCATTCAGCATCGAGAAAGTTCTCGTTGAAGCCAAGTCAAGAGCCCTTAAAGCAGAGTACAGTTTAGAACTTGCTCAAGACCTCAAGGCGATCCACGGATTAAACGCTGAAGCAGAACTTGCTAACATCCTTAGTACTGAGATACTTGCTGAGATTAACAGAGAAGTTATCAGAACTATCTACAAGGTTGCTGAACAAGGTGCTGCTGCTAACACTGCTACCGCTGGTGTCTTTGACTTAGACATCGACAGTAATGGTCGTTGGTCCGTTGAGAAGTTTAAAGGTCTCTTATTCCAGATCGAGCGTGATGCTAACGCAATCGCACAAAGAACTCGTCGTGGAAAGGGTAATGTGGTTATGTGTTCTGCCGACGTTGCTTCTGCATTGTCAATGGCTGGAGTACTAGACTATACACCTGCTCTTAACGCTAACCTTAACGTTGATGACACAGGCAATACATTTGCTGGTGTTCTACTCGGTAAGTATAGAGTTTACATCGACCCATATTCTGCAAACGTTGCTGCTAACCAGTACTACGTTGTTGGATACAAAGGATCTTCTCCTTATGATGCTGGACTGTTCTACTGTCCTTACGTGCCTCTACAGATGGTCCGTGCTGTGGGAGAAAACACCTTCCAGCCAAAAATTGGATTTAAGACAAGATATGGTCTTGTTGCAAACCCATTCGCTGAAGGTACAGATCAAGGTCTTGGAAGACTTAAAGTTAACCAGAACCGCTACTACAGACGTGTTCAAATTAAGAACCTCATGTAATTCAGATATTACATATCTTGACAGAGACCCTTTACGGGTCTCTTTTTTTATGCAATAATATAGGAGTCAAGGCATCGCTACCTCTGACTGCTCTGGAGTAATCTTTGATGGGTTCTATACCAGGGGCGAAGAACCCATCTTTACAATTTACACATTAAGCAAATATTAAATTAGTAAATAATTATTCAAGTTGAGGAATTTGCATGAGTGTCATTATCTACCTAGATCATATTGAAGAACTAGAGCAAGAGAATGAAGACCTAAAGCAAGAGGTTATGTACCTCAAAACATTATTAGAAAATGATTCACAATCTACTGCCATCAGACGATCCACTATTACACGCAAAAATAGATAAGTGTAGTTACAACTTAGATAGATCTAAGTTGTCGTATCAGTTGCATGAAAATATGTTCCACTATAATGGTGTGGGACTATCAGCGAACCAAATAGGTATAAAGGAAAGAGCATTTGTAATGATCTCTAATATGGAGTCACAAGAAACTATTACCTGTTTTAATCCAAAAATATTAAAAGAATCGAAGAAGTTAGTAAGATTAGAAGAAGGATGTTTATCTTATCCTGAAATATTTTTAGATGTTGATAGACCAGAGTCTATTGTTGTTAAGTATGAGGATGAGAGTAAGGAAGTACATAAGATAAGATTAGAAGGATTCATTGCTAGAATATTTTTACATGAGTATGACCATATGGAAGGTATTGACTTTACTCAAAGATAAATAGTCAAAAGGATTGAAAAGATGAAACCATCACCAAAACAAGCTCATCAGATCGCCAAAGATTATAAAAGGGTGGTTGAGCATTTAATTTCTGAACAATATGCAAAGACTGAAACTGATGCCGATAACATCATTGTCGGAATGAGTGAAGAGTGGTATAATCAGATTATATCTGAATAATATACGAGTGATTAGACTTGCTGGTGCTCAGATACCTGTAGCATCTAATATACAATTAAACAAAATAGAACTTTTTAAAGCGATTGACTGGGCAAAAGAGAATGGTGTTGACCATCTTCTTACCCCAGAAGGATCGCTTTCTGGGTATCAGGATATAAATGGAAGAGAAAAAGAATTAGTTGATGCATTAAGGGAAGTAGAATTACATGCTAGAGGTTTAAGTCTACATCTAGGAACTATTATAAAAGAGAAGGAAGAGACTGGATATATTAATAGGAATGAGATAAGACATTATAATAAGGAAGGAGGTCTATCTGCAGTAACTCATAAGACTTATTGTATTCCTCAAGATAGATGTGTAGGTAAAATATGGAGTAAAGGATTAGAATATTTTAATGTAGATGGTAAGTATAAATCTGTTGGTATGATCTGCAATGACATGTGGGGTGCAGCAGATGAGATTGGAATAGGTTTTTGTGAAAGACATCTTGTAGAGTTTAGTATAGAACTTATTTTTCATGCAACTAATGGAATAAAATTCTCTAAGCATGATAAACGTTGGGAAGCATTTGATGCTTACGCTGATGGATTTTTAAGGATGACTGCTTTTAAAAGTAAAGCAATCCTATTAACTGTTGATTCATGTGTTCCTTGGACTTGGAACGGTGAAGAAGATAAGTTAGAAGAGTGCCCTACATCAAGTGAGAGTGGAGTTTTAGACTTTACTGGATGGAAAACAAAGGTTCCTAGATTTGGTAGACAGTATTTTTATCATGATCTTGATATGAAATTACCAGGTAGAGAGAGGTTCAATCGGTATAATGGACGACTAATTGAGGAGTATCCGTACAAAAACCTCAATTTTGATACCTTAAATGCAGGTTAAGTGCTATATATAATACGGAGCAATAAAACTTATGGACTATAAAAGTTGGATCGGCATTGGTTTAGGAACCGTCTTCGGTGTGTCACACATTGGAATGATAGGTTTACTGGCAACCAGAGAAGGTAATAAGATACCATTTATCAACCCACCAGTGAGTGACTATACTTCATATGTAATCCAAGCAGATGAAGAAGGATACAAGATCAGTTATACTGCTAACGATCCTAAGACAATGCACATCACTAAGGACATCAACAGGAAGGGTGGTTTCTTAGGACTAGCAAACAATACAACTCAGATTGTTGAGGAGTATGTCATGGATGGTAAGACCAATCAGGGCGGACCTGTCTCTAACAAGAGATCATGGCAAGATCCATCTACTATAATAAAAGGAGAAGGTGGAGACGACTTAAAAAAGTCTGTCGCCTGTATCGAGGCGGTAGGTGGTGGCAAACAAACAGGAAGACTTGTAGGGACTAGTGTAGGTGCTGCTGCAGCTCCTGCTGTGAGTGGAATTCCATTCGTAGGATGGTTAGCTGCAGGATGGATAGCAATGTTTGGGGGCAATCAAGGTGCTGAATTAGGTGGTAACATGGTATCTGAATTAAATGAGGACTGTGAAGAAGAAATTTTATGAGTGATTTTCATCCGTTAGTACAAACCCTTGCTACTAATATACGTGTTACATATAGTGCTTTACCAAAAGTAAAACCTCTTAAAGTACATCAAGACCTTGCTAGAATTAGCGGTAATCTTGAAGAAGAGAAGTTATTAATTCATAATGAGTTATATAAATGTCCTGGTCTACGTAAGATTCATTTAGAAACTGCACGATTAGGAACTCTGGATGTACTACACTGTGTATTTTTTCCAGATCCTAACTATGACTTACCCATCTTTGGTGCTGATATTGTCGCTACTCCTAGAGGAGTTGGGGCTGCTATCGTTGATCTTTCACCTGTTAATGGACTTCCTAAGACTATAACAGACCAATTAGGTGATAAAGGTAGTAAGTATCATTTTAAAGAAGTAAGAGCATTACCTCTTTGGGGTGATGAAATATTCTCACCTTATTGTAAATTTGTTCGTCTTCAGAGTCCAGAAGAAGAGAATAATTTTGTCTCTTTAGTGCAAGATTATCTTGATATATTCACCCATGCAGTAATGGAATCAAAACCTAATAAAGAAGATTGGGTAAGTGTAATGAAAAGATTTGATGATCAAATTTGGTATTGTCAACAACAGAAAAAGAATGATAAGACTCGTGGTATTCTTGCAAAG